TGAGTTTAAAGTTGGTGAGTTTACAGCAGTATATGTTGTAGTTGTATCTGTACCCCAGTTTGAGCCACTTGAATTGTGGTCCATCCAGTAAACAAATTGTGATTGTGTAAAAATAACATCTGGATAGTAATTAGTACCACCCTGTGCTGTTTTTGCAGCTGAGTTTTTTGATAACCCTGAATAAGTTTCAATAACTGAAGCTGCTCTTTGACCAGCAACGTCAACATCATTTCCAGTAATATCACCAGTTGTGTCATATACGACTACGTGTAGTTCATCATTTGAACCACGACCATTTTCGGTTGACCATGCAGATGTGCCTGGAGCAGTAGCGAATAAATCATACCATCTCCAACGTCTACGAATAAATGTATTATCTGGAACAATGGCTTTTACACCACTACCATTTGCGTCACCATCTAATCTAACTGTTAAAGTATGTGTGGAAATTGCAGTAATTTCATATTCATTACCTTCATCTCCACTAATGTGAGCAAAGTTAGTTGCAGTACTTGATGCGTCAGCAGTTGAGAATGATATTAAATCGCCTACATTAAATGCAGTACCATCGTCAACAAGAATTGATGTTGCGCCAACAGCATCTTCACCAACTGTCAAGTTAGATGAACCTATGTTTTCTTCAAATGCAGTTGCACTTGGACAAATTGAAACACCTAGTGAGTTACCCCATGTTCCAGGAGTTCTCGCAGCCCATTCGCCAACATTGCCTTCACCACCTGAATAGTTTTCTTGATAATGGTCGTCATTTTTAACAAGTACTTTTGTACCACTTACAGCAGCATTTACTATAGCTGATGTTGGTCTTACAACTCTTAATGCGTTTCCATATTTAAGAAAGTTGGCAGCAACGAAGAAAGGTTCGAAATTACTACCGTTTGGTTTTCCAAAAGTTTGTACGAGTTCTTGTTCAGAAGTAATGTCTACCACTTCTTCTACTGGTCCTTTTTGTGCAGGCAATGAAATTGCAGCAATGGACGTAGAAACAGCAGGAATAACATTAGTTAATCTATTTCATTAACTTGTACACCTGGAGAAACTAAAAATCCCATGTCTATGTCTCCTTTTATTTAAATTTATAATATTTAAATATCATAAAATCTTTTCGATTTCGTTAATATTTATAAAATTGATGTTCCTAAAAAATACATTTTATATGTGATAAGACATATAAATATGTTTATGAGTAATAATCATTACAACAAGTATAAAGATACCATTAAAAAAGTCGCAAGAAGGAACTATTATAAACGTGTTCAATGGTTAAATGAATATCTAGTTGGCAAAGCATGTAAACATTGTGGTGAAAGTGAATCAATATGTCTTAAATTTCATCCACATGATGCAAAAATTAAAAAACTTTCTAAAAGAAAAGGACTGAACGAAACAAGTAGAGAAGAAATTAAAGAATTATTATCCGAATGTAAAATTGTTTGTTCTAATTGTTGGTTGAAAATAGATAATGACTTAATAGAATTTATTTAAAAGTCCTCAGTTGTTCTTATAACAGGTGACCACCGAGTTCCATAATTATCTACTAATTCTTCACCGATATCATCTTCTTGAAAACCATCTTGAAGAAACCCAAATGGCAACATATCATTTTCAAGTTGGTCTGATGATTCTAAACTTATTCTTTTTCTTAAATCAATATCAGTTAGTTCTTTAAAGAATTGTTGAGTAGTACACCATGAAAATAATATAGCACACATTACTAAATCATCATTACAACCATCATCAGCAGCATATGAACTTCCATGAATAATAAAAGTTGACATCTCATTTATTAAATCATAATCTTCTGTAATAAATTTATCTGATTCTAGTAATGTTTTAAAATTGGAACAACCAATTCTCTTTACAGCTTTTGTTGTTCTTACACCAAGTTGTGACCTACCAGCACCACCACCAAGACCAGAACCAAGTATCTGTCCAGCACGACCACGCATCGTCGCCATTAACATGTTATCATATTCTAAATCAAATTGTAATGTATGTGCAACTTGGTCTCCAATATCATTTACTTCTACAAGAACAAATGCTTGGTTATAAACTTTTGCAACATCATGTATTTTATTTGGAAACAATAAAGGTTTAATTTCGTTATCTCTATATTTCGCAACAACTTTATATGGTAGTTCTGTTATATCAATAACTAAAAATGCAGAATAATCATTTGCAAGTCCTCTTGATACATCTGCAACCAACATATAATTATGTCCTTTTTCTGGCATTACATGAACATCTAATCCAGCACTTGTTTTAATTGGGTTTTTATATGCAAGTCGTCTTAATTTAGACGGCGATATTAAAGTATTTACAGAACCCAAAAACTCACATTCAAATTCTGTTTGAAATTGTGCTTCTGACGTATTTCGTATAGTTTCTCTTTTCCATTTTTCAGTTCTGCCAGGAATTTCTTTCCAACCAACTTCTATTGGTATATACGAATTTCTTTTATTGGTTGCATCAACCCACAACTTATAAAACATATTCATACCTCTTGGAGTTGAAACTATAATTACTTTTGTACTTTTACCAGCAGATATCGTAGGATAAACTGAATTAAAAAATTGTTCTGCGATATTACTTGGAACATATGCAAACTCATCTAAGAAAATAATATTATAACTACCACCTCTTACTGCACTAGCACTTGTTGAAGCAGCAAGTATTTTAGAACCATTTTCTAATTCAAGAGAACCTTTGTTCCATTGTAACACACCTTGTTGTAACCACTTAGGTAAATTTTCATATGCAAGTTGTAATCTTCCTAAAATGTCTCTTGCAGTTGCAGCTTTGTTTGCAAGAATAGCAACATTAACAGTTGAATTAAATAAAACATAATATAACAAATAAGATATTATGGTTGTAGATTTTCCAGATTGTCTTGGAAGTTTACAAATACTAAAACGATTCTTATGAAAAGTTTTAACCATGTTCCTTTGAAACTTATACATACCAAAAGGTATTAAACCATCATCAAGAGATATAATTTTGATATAATTTTCAATAAAGTAGAGTGGGTCTTTCATACACTTAGTGTATTCTTTAACTGTTTCTGGTGTCCAATTCTCTTGTACATTGGCAGCTTTTAAGTTAGGATTATTTAAATAAGTTTGACTGTGGTTACTTGCCATTTTTCAATTGCTCTATATCTTTTTTGTTCTCAATAATTTTTTCATCTTGCAACATATCAATCATGCTTTGTAATTTTTTTGCTTTTTCTTCTTCAGTATCTAAATGTAAATTAGGATTCATTACTTTTTCTAATTTTAAAAATACAATTCTTTCATTAGGAACATATCTCCATACCAAACCACTATCAGAATATACACTAAAGACTGTTTCTCTTGCACCAATTTTAACAATCATTCCTTCTTGACCATCAAGAATAATTGTATCGCCCTCATTAAAAGCAGGATTCCATTTAAATTGCAATCCTTTTGCTAAAGATGTTGCCCAATCTTTAAACATAATTGCAATAATGGCACTAATTAAAATACCAATCCACGGCAATAAAAAACTAGTCAGTTGTACTGTCTGACTTTCTAATGTCGGCATCTATTATTCTTCCTTTTCCAGTTAATGCTTTTTGTAATTCAGCAGTCGAACCAACGAACAATGCGTTAGTTACATTTTTTGGTGCATTACTAGGAACTTCTTTTAATTTTTTCATATCATTTTGAAGTTGCATTAATTTTTCTGTTACTTCAGCAACATTTTTAATTAATTGTCCAGCAACTTCATATGTTCTTGGATGTTCTGATTCTTTTGCAAGAGTGATAATACCATCAATCGCATCTTGACCTCTTTCAATTAGGTTATAGAAATTTTCACGACTATACTTGTAGTCAATTTCTTTTTCGTCATCACCAGATGGTCGGGGAATAACTTTATTATCTTCAGGCATAGAGGTTTCTATATCGCCAACAATACCTAATGCTTCGTTTATTTTTTCATCAATACTCATAATGTTATCCTACAGAAGTATTTATTCGTCAGCGCCTGTGGTTGAATTAAATTCTTTCGCATCTTCATAAAAAGATGTTGTTTCATTAAATCCAAAATCATCATCAGCATCTGCAGATGTTGGGTCAGGTGTAACTGTATATCTCTGTTCTCTTGTAGGAGATTTATCAGGCATATCTGCGTATTGGTCGACTTGTACAGTTTTGATAACACTTGATGAAGTAACTGGCCCATATAGATAAAATTTCAATGTGAAAGCAAGATTATATATTATAGAACGTCTTGAAGCAAAATCACCTTCGTAACTATCTTCATAATTAATACTATTTAATATAATAGGAATATCTCTTTTAGAATCCATTGCAATATTATCATTAATTGTTACAGTATAATCTGGTTGAAAGTATGGAAGTATTTGTTCTAGTATTTGTAATCCATCATCACTATTTTTTGACATGATAGATAATGCAAATTCTAGATTATAAGGAACAGGCATGTATTGAGTATCTAATTTTTTATCAGTACCACTTTTAACTTTTTTAAATTTTTGAACACGATTTAATTTTCTTGCTGGGTCGTAAGTTAAACCAGTTATTTCAAAACCAATACGAGGTAAAGTTACTGCAACTTTGTTATCTAAAGTTGCATCTTGTCTAAGTCTTGCAAGAAACTTTTGTTTCGGCCCGTATGCAAGTGGAACTTTCATAGTTTGTGTAATAACACCAGCATTGTTCTTACGAACTAA